TTTGCAGAATCAAATAAAAGCTGTAAGTTTTTACCAGCTATTCCTGATGCATCTGAATTTTCATTATAACTTAATTTTGTTCTAAAAAAGTCCACAGCTTCCTTGTAACCTTGAGCTTGTTCAGCACGAAAGTTTGCTGAATATTTTTTAAAATCACCATCGCTTAATCTAGGAGATAGTGTGTTAATTAAAGCAGCAGTCATTGAATTAGTACGGTCAGCATTCTCCAACTGAACTAAAGCATCACGATCAGATTTTGCGTCACCTTTCGTTGTAACTTTTGAGATACCAAGCAACACCTCTACACTTTTTCTTTGAGCTGTGGTTTTATAGTAACCTCTTGACATTAACTTTTTATGATTTTCTTTAGCTATTGCAAAGTCAGTTGCGTTATCAACATCAACATTTATTATTTTAGAAAATAAAGCATCATCAATTTTATCTTTTTCTTCTTCCGCTTCTTTTAATAAGTTTGTTCGATCTTCATCAAACTCTTCTGCTGCTTTTAAAATTTTATCTCTTAATTTTACTTTGTCTTTTACTAAACCCATTAAAGTATTCAGCATAACATTGTCACTTTTGCCATCAACAATTTCCATAGCAACTGCTAATGCACTTGGTGATTGTTTCATCTCTTTAAGGACTAACCCATCAATAGCTATTTCTGCGGACGTATCAAATTGTGTTGAATATTCTTTTTCTTTAAAAGTGCCGCTAGTAAGAGCTTCAAGTAAAATGCCAGGCTGGTTTTTATTTACTGAAAATATTTTTTTAAATGCTTCATTCTTATCACCAAAGGTTTCTGCGTTTATAATCGTTTGCACATTTTTATCAATCTGAGATGAAACATTTGCTTTATTTATTTCAACTATACGTTTGTTGTTTTCTTTAGTGTAATCAATAAAAGCTGCACTAAAAACATCTTGACCAACTACACTAAATTTAGCTTTTGATTTATTTGATGTTAGATAAGGTTGTTTTGTAATTGGATTTATTTTCAATCCACTTTGATAATTTCTTAAAAGTTCTTGCATAGATTTTTTTGCTTTTCTTTCAGCAGTTACTGGATTGTCTTCTTTTAAGGCTTTAGTTTTTATCTCTTGCAATTCAGTTGTCAAAGCTTTTTCAGCAATGTCAACTTCTGTAGCTGTTTCTATTTCAAGCTTTTTCATTCCTATTTCTGTGACAACATCCGCAATATTACCAATAGTTCTTGCCACAGCTGTAGCTGCACTTGGATTAAGTGATGCTGTTAATAGCCGTCCGCCACCTCTGCCCTGGAGAGATAATCCTGATTGTCTTTTGTAGGTGGGTACTCTCATTTAAGCCATCGCATAAGTTGTAAATGCTTTTCCAACAGCACCTATCTTCATTGCTTTTGCAGTTTGTTTTGCTTCATACAATGCTAGTTGCCCACGCAACCTGGAGTTAACTGCATTCTCTTTATAATCTGATGCAGTTGCAGCTGCCTTTCTTAATTCATTTTGATTATCAATTTCAAAATTCAATGCATTATCAAGAAGAACATCTAAAGCTGTGCCGCTGATTGCAACATTGTTTTTTCTCATTGACATAGCAGAATAGTCGTTGAGTGCTCTAAAATCATTTCTAAACTTTACAGCTTCCCTAGACGCATCAAACAATGCCATCTCAGCTTTTTGCTCTGATACCAGGGCGTTTCTATCTGCTATTTGTTTGTTGTATCGTCCAACGTCTTTTGTGCCTTCAGCGGCAGCGAAAGTAGCAGCTGTCGATACACCAGTACCTATTGCCATTAAAGTAGCAGCTTCTAATCCCATTATGTCACCTTTGAAAATAAAATATGATCTCTGCCATCAGGACTGAACTTCCTGACAACACCTTCTTTTTGCATACCTAAAAACTTAATCCATCGATTAGCTCTATCCCAATCACTTCTGACATGAGCTTGCACTCGATGTAATTTATTTAAAGACATTAAATTATTTAAATACTTGCGAATAGTTTTAGTTATTATAACTGGATATTGATTTACATAATCTGTTCCCAAAAACCACGCTTCTCCTACATTTTCCCATATAGGATATATCCCACCACACGCAACTATATTACCATTTATTACACCAGTAAAAGCCATGTTTTTAACAACCATACCTTCTACAAACCTAGATACTTCTATAGGTGGTCTAATCTTTTCATCATTAACATCACCACCTAAAATTTCTTTTGCGTGGTCAGCTTCAAAATCAACAATAATCATTTATCAAATACAGATACTGTTGGAAATATTGCCAATATTGTTAAAGGTAAAGGCTGACTTTGTTCAATCACAATCGTTGCGTCTTCATCATAACCACCTCTGAATTCTACTTTTTTATCACCAGTAAATAAAGGTATAGCTGTGTCCATATCATCCCCTGAATCTCTAAAAGGTACAATGTCTAGTTCACTTGATGATGTACCTACTTTTAAACCTACAGATCTAAATAATCTAACTGTTACCTCAGATATTCTTTTTATTTTGCCCTGGGCACTACCCAAAGCAGAACCTGAATCAATCCTGAGTGTTTCAACCTTACTTGTAAAAGGTAATCCAATATGTGCTTTTGTAACGGATCTTTGTAAAGTTACAGCTCCTGAACTTACTGTTACATTAGGATGAATAGAACCATCAGCTAAAACTGAAACAGTTTGTCCTTCTAAATGATCTAGACCTGATATTGTGGTTGCAGCTGATCCGCTGTATGTTAATCCTGAATCCACAAAGAAAGCGTTGCTAACATCAGTACCAAAATCAAAACCTGATAATCGCTCAACATATCTTTTTGTTGCTCCATTAATTGTTCTTTTTACAATCATGTAAACTTCATCTTCATCAACATCACCTGGTATAACAGCTATAGATTCTACAATGGCGTTTCCTGAACCAAACACACCACCAATGATATGTCTGTGCCAGGCAACAACTTGTTCTTCTCTTCTATAAGTCATACATGACAACACGCCATCTGTACGAACTGTCCAAGCCACACTATCAGGCTCTTGCTGATAGGCAAAAGCTGTGATGCCGCCTTCAGTAATATGTTCTGCCAGTATAGTCATGTCAGGTGCCACATAACTATCTGATTCATTACTAAACACCAGTTCACGCAATTTGCGTTTAGCACGCTGTAAAAACAATGTCGCATTACCTACTTGCATAGGCTGTATATCAGCTGATCCATAGGTTGTTTGTTGTTTAATCTGAGTGTTGTCAGGTTTTAATGGTTCATCAAATCCTGAAGCTCTTACAATAAATTCACCACCACTTGTGCCAACAATCAGCTGCCGTCCTGATGCCAGGTACCTAATGACATTAACTTCATTTGATCCTATCGTATAAACCAATCCATCATCAGGATTTGTGCCACGCTCAAAGTTTTCAAAGTCACCACTTTGAGAAAAGAATATTGTTTGTGGTTGCTGTGACGTACCAGCAAATACAAGCCGCTGCTCATAAAAAGCAACTGCTCTTGGAAACCCAGTTGTATTTGAAAAAGCACCTAAAGAAAAATTACTATCTGCAATTAAATCTCCTACAAGTGTTTTATTACTTCCAGCACTTTCATTTGCTAAATCAATACCTGGTGCAAGTGTTATCACAGTATCAGTAACATCTACAATTAATCGACCTGAACCATTATTACTTGACGAACTACTAATGGTAATCTTCATACCATTTTCAAAACCTTGAGTTATAAAATCTCCAGCACTATCTTCTATACGGTCATTATGTTCTAACCCAGTACTGTCAGGATCTCCTTCATGAAAGGATATTGTGTTTGCGGTATACGATGGCATTAACTCAGATCGTCCATCTTCTAATTCTTGAACAGCAGCTGTTACTGTTGTGGTATTAGTAAAGGCTGTAATTTTAGCAAAACCTTTATGAAGTTTAACTAATCTTCCAACATCCGTTGAAACAAATGTATCAGCACTTGCAGTTATTGTAACACTACCAGTTCTAGCACTAGCAGTTAATGTAGTATCTGTTAAATTTTGATCTAACATTGCACCACGCTGCAAAACAACTTCATTGATTGTCCAGGCTGTATGACTTGTCCTGGTCAATTTTCTTGGTGGATGATCAGGATGAGCAATGTACATTACGTCAGCTGTTTGTGCGAACTTTATTCCGTCAAGTTGTGCTGTAGTGTAAGGTGTTGCAAACTCAACTGGACTACCACCTGATACCACAATTCCGCCATCTTTATAAACTCTAAAATATTGATTGCCAAATTCTAATATATAAGCTTGTTCAACATTAAATTGAAACGGTATCAATCTTGTTTTTGCAGCACTTGATTTAACCTCACGAATAAATTGTGTGCCAGGTCTTCTGCCTAAACCACCATGAGGTTGTACTAAAAAATTTTCTACAATTTGTGCGGCATTGTCATAACGTCCTAGATCAGTACGTCCTGATAATCTAGGCGTAATTTCACCAGCTGTAAAATTCTGTTTAGCAAGTGTAACTTTTGCCATTATAACCTCGATGCAAGGAAGATATTACTTTCTGCGACAGTTAAACTTGATTCATTATTAAGTGTTGCTGGTGTACCCTCATTAGCATCGACAAACCGTGCTTCGACAAGTTTTGCTTTATACATTGTATTAAGCTGCACCATTAGACTTGCTGAGTTAACTAGACCGTAAGCAATGTCTGATGCAAGTCGAGCCACAATTGTTTCAACAAGCAGCTGATCATATTCGTTTGGATCTTCAACTCTTGCTACATATAAAACTTTTACTTCATCTGAATTGACTAAAATTTTGCGTCCTTCAATTTTATAAACTAAATCTTGATCTTGAAGTTGTAAGACCCTTAGACAATACGGATCATTGGGAAGGCTAAATTGTTTGGAAAAATCAAAGGCTGGTGTTTCTGTATCAGGTGCTAGTGTTGCTCTTCTTAAAAGGCAGTTCCAAGGATGTGATCTAAAAGTTGCATCACGGACAAAAGCATATCTTTGATTACAAATACGAGCTGACTTACTATCTTCAGTAAGATCTAAGATATTAGACGCACCAATTAAATTTAATGCTGAATTACATATATCGACTACACTTGGCATATAAAAACTCTTTGGTTAGTTGGGGCAGCCTAAACTGCCCCTAGAGGAGGATTATGATTAATCTAATGCGTAAAGCATTGTAAGTTCGATGGTACCAGTAGCAGCTGCACCAGCGAGGGTGACAGTTACTGGGTAGCCATCTTGATTAGCATCAATTTCAATTCCTGATCCTAATGCTAATGTTGCCGCTACATCAGCTTTACCAGCTGAAGCGGAAGAAGCTGCTGCCTTAAATTCATCTGCATCTAAAGCAACTGCTGTTCCAGCAGCGGTAGTGTAGGCTCCATGTCCTACAGCTAAAGTTGTGCTTGATCCCAACGCATCATGTGCAAGTGAACCACTAATGATTCTAGCACCGTCAGGTAGGATAAACATTTCTATAACATCACCAGCTGAAAGTGATGATGCTTCGAACACGCCATGAGCAATACGAACTCTGCCACCTAATTCGTTAGCTTTGTTCTTAACGGAAGGAACCGCTCTAGCGTTAGTTCTTTGAGTACTAAATACTGTTGCCATTTATCTCTCCCTTACTCTTGACACGCAATTTCTATTACTTTTTCTTCTTCCATACGAGTTGCCCCCATGGTCATACAGTAATAGACTTGTGTTGCGTAAGACTTATCTGCTCTTTGATCGATCCTCGCTTGAGGTTCTTTCCCTAATGCAACCTTCATTCCGTCAGTTGCCCAAGCAAATATTCTTCTGTTAGAATTTCCATCAACTGGTAATCTGTTTGATACGATGAAATTAAAGCCAACGAAGGATGTAACGGCTCCGCTTGCTAAAGCTCTCACAGTATTAAAATCAGCACTAGTGACAGTTGTTGTGTTTAATAAATCGCTGATCTGCTTTGGTGATACAACGATATATCTCTGAATTGATGGATCGACAGAATTCTCATCAAGCTTCTGCTTTGCTTCAATTAATTTAGCTACGGTCAGACCAGCTGATCCATGTGCTATTTGATTTGAAGCTGGAAAAGAGGTTGTACTTCCACCGTCCTTACCAGTTTTTGCATCACCAAAAAAAGCTGCAATGATGACATCGTCCATTTTTCTGCCCATAGCAGCAGCTGCTGCCCTGGCATAAGTTGATGTAGGATCAATCAGTAATCTGATTTTATCCTGATCATCCACCAAAGTAGCGTATTCATAGTCAGCCATTGTGACCATACGTCTTTGATGTGGTGTTTCAATCAACGGTGTATCCGCATTTCTTGTTGTTCTTTCAACAGCTGCGGTTGAACCTACTTGATCGAAAAACGCTTTCTCACCGTTAACAGTTTCAACATCTACGGTGTTTCGTAGAAGTGATCCCATTTGCTGTGAGAGAAGCTGCACATTCGCTGAAAATTGATTTACGAATGCGGTTGTTATCTGATTCGCAGACATAACTTTCTCCATTTAATTAAGGTTAAAATTTCTACGATTGGCTATCTGCTTACGCAGACCATCTATTACTTAGGGCAACTACTCCACCTTCCGCAAAGGTTTGTGCTGTGGGGCAAACGCTTATCCACAGATTTACCCAGTTAAGGGTATTCTTATGCAGCATCTCCAGTTAATATCTCTTGGAGCTGTAACGCACGCTGAACTGATCTTGCATGGTCAGGATGATTTTTATCCCAGTATGCTGTGTTGCCAGGTGCTCTGATAGAATTAAGCTCTCTTTCTGCTTCTTCTAAAGCAATACCTGGTACACTATCACGACCTGAGAAACTATCCTCACCAATTTTTTCACCAATAAAATCACCAATGTTTGCCAACATTTTAATAACTTTTGGATGATCGCCAAGGAATGTGCCGTCTGCTAATTGTAATTCTATAATATCATCTGATTCTGTGCCTTCAGGAACAAAGTAATCGACCACATCATTGCTTGTATTTAACTTTGCCTGGTATTGATCACCCCATTCTTTTTTTAAATCTGCTTCTATACCAAGTTGTATTTGTTCGATTTGTTCATCAGATTTATCTGTAACTGATCCAGCATATTCTCCATAATCAGTAAAAATGCCAAGAGCTTGTTGTTGGGTCAAACCGTGTTTGTGTGCCATTTGCCTGAAAAAATCTACACCCTCTTCACCAATTGTTTCTGATGGTTTGATTTCATAACCGTCAGGTGTATCAGGTCTTCCTATCTTGGAATAAAAAATATTCATTTCATCTTCTGTTGTATACTTGCCAGG